ATGGCCAACAGAGCCGTTAAGTTGTATCGCAAGGTCAAGACGACACAGGGATGGAAGCGATATCCGGCAGTCATGGCCGCGAATGGAAAAGTGAAGCCCGATATTGCGCTAGTGGGTGACAGCGAACAGAAATTCCCCATCGGTCACTATGAGCTGCGCTCGTTCCAGGGATCGAAGACGGTTTGGACCCGGGTGAACGGTGGACCTTCCGAAGCTCTTGCTGCCCTTCGCACAGCGCAGCGCAAGGCTGCGCTCCGAATCGAAGCCGAGCAGACCGGTATCAGGGTGATTGAGGAGGAGAAGCGGATCAGCCTCCAGAGCGCCCTGAAGCAGTTCAAAGAGGCTGCCGAGGCTCGGGGCTCGCTGGAGGCTTCCGAGGTCTACGGTCGAACGATCGGAGACTTCATCACCGTCACCGGCAAACAATACGCCGACCAGATCACGAGCGCAGACGTCACTCAGTTTCAGGCTGCAATGCGTAAACGCAAGCTCTCGGATCGCACGGTCAGCAACCGGCACGGACATCTCAGATCATTCCTGAGATTCCTCAAGCTGGATGCCGACGCCGTTAAGGAGATTGCTGGATCGAAACCGCGCTTCGAAAAGACCCTCCCCGAAGTTTTCGAGCCTGACGAATTGTCCACGTTCTTCGGCTCACTCGATGAGGAATATGACCAGCTGCTCTTTGACGTGCTCCTGACTTGCGGTCTGCGGGAGCAGGAAGTGATGCATCTGGAGTGGACGGACTTGAACAAGGTCAGAGGAACACTCAAAGTTCAATCGAAGCCGCGCTGGGGATTCAAGGTGAAGGACGCTGAAGAGCGCGAGCTTCCGGTCAATGCTGACCTGATGACTCGTCTATTTTCGTATCGTGAAAATGATCTGGAAGCCCGGCTTGTCTTCGGATCAAAGGGCGGGAAAGTCGATGTTCCTGACGGCCACCTGCTGCGCAGATTAAAGGTGCTGGCGCGGGACGCCGGGCTCAACTGCGGATCGTGCAAGGGTTGCGTGGCTCGGCGCGAGTGCGAACACTGGTTCCTGCATAAGTTCCGGGCGACCTTCATCACCACGCTGTTGCGCAACGGACTCGACCTTCGCACCGTGATGTCGCTCTCCGGCCACACAGACCTCGAAAGTGTGATGCGCTATCTCCGCCCCGCCGAAGGCAAGCACGTCCAGGATCGCATCAATGCGATCAAATGGCGTTGACGGTCTGACGCTCCAGCCAATCGGCGACGAGGGCCGGATCGAACCGGATCGACCCGGCTATGCGTGTGGCCGGGATTGTTCCGGCTTTGACTTTCGCATAGAGGGTTTTGCTGGAGATGCTGATCAGGTCCGACAGTTCGTCCACCGTCATCATGTGACCGGTACTCTTGATTTTCTCGATAACGCCCATGAGGGGTAATACCCATGCTGCCACGGAAAACTGAATTATGAGTTACCGCAAAGTTCATGTCAGGCTCTAGGTTGACTGTGCTGGGCGCAGACGCCTCAAGGCTTTCTCAAATAGCGTCTCGAAAGATTAGAAGGATACCGGAGGTCTTTTCGATCCGCCTTAGCGTTTTCGAACACCGATTCGAGCATCGGCGGCGTCGATGTGCCCCTGAATCCAGGCCTCAACTTCAGACTCGACCCAGAACGCGCCAGTGCCACCGAGCTTGATTTGGCGCGGGAACTTCCCTTCCGCGATCAGATTGTAGATGTGTGCCCGCGATACCGGGATACGTTCGAGCACGTCTCGGATTTTCAGCAGCTTCATCACAGCGCCCATGAGGGTCAATGCCCATGCTTCCCCGGAAAACTGGCTTATGAATTACCGCAAAGTTCATGTTCCCTATCGCGGGATCGCCATTTAGACAAGGAAAGGCCCCGGACTTTGCCAGGGCCTTTCCTTCCCATTTCTGTAAATCAAGTTGAGTCTAGTGATCCATAACCGAGGGTCCAGCGAAGACCAACGGGTTGGGTCGACTATACCATCCAATGCCCTCGTGCAGAATTGGCTCTTGGCGGCGCTCCCATACAAAGCTCCTAGCGCTTGAGCCGCGTGTGAACACGGATGACTACGCTCTCCGGGATTCGCAGGGTGCAATAGGACCTGAGATACCGGGAAGGCGTGTTCTCATGCTTCAAGACACCGGGCTCGTCCGCAAAATACTTGGTTAAGGTCTGTCGAGAGATGTTCCAAAGCTTCGCGATCTCTGCAACCGTGTAGTGACGTTCGAGCGCTGGATTCGTTGAGGAACGTGGGAGGATGAGTACTTCACCGGCTGTGGGACGTTCAGCGAGGTTGTGCATGGCGCAATCCTAGCAATCGCGTTGAGATAAATCTCGATCAAAATATGTGGATATTCTGGGGAATTTCAGCCATTTGGCTATGAATATCCTCGGTGATTGTTCGGCGTTGTCCGATGCGCTGCTCGAACTTTTTCGAAGATCAACGGTGATTTGTTCGAGGGCTTCGATCGAAGTCCTCGGTAGCACATCTGTGGAAAAGTACTACCTAAGTGGGAGGCGGCACCAGGAAACTAGCTGTTATTTCACAATTCACCGAGACTCAAAAACACCCTTGGTTGAAGACGAAGTTTCTTCACGTAAAGTTCAACCGTATTCGGTGAGGCTCCAGCCCGCTCTCCGAACGGCTACGCGGCAACTATGATTCAGGCTGGCTGATCCTCAAACCGAATCTTCTTCGCGCTGCCTTCGTTCGTGATACGACGCAGGACAGGACCACCCAGCGCTTCCCCCCACGTGTCGATGAACCACTTCACATCGCGGTTCGACGTAGCGATCACAATTCCATTCGCGGCGTAGGTCTTATCGACTAGCGAGAACAGTGTCTCAAGCTTGAACTCCGAAGGCTTGCCACCCAACTTGTCCAGCTCGTCCAGGATCAACACCGGCCTATCACCCTGGGCAACGATGTCCCGGATAAGCGCTACGTCAATGCTCGGGCGCGGCACGTTGTGATTCTCGCCGCGCATCTTCCACGCGTGATGCTGGTCGAGCAGCTCACCGACACCGGCACGCATCACGGGGCAATAAACGCGATTACCGTACATGCTCATCGGGAGCCACTTGCGCAGGTGGTAATCGTGCAACGCGACGGAGATGTGCGTCTTGCCGCTGCCGTAAGTTCCGTACAAAAGGTACGAGGATTCTGGGTTGGCCTTGATCCAGTCGATGATCTTCTGCTGGCGTCCAACCGACAGGCGGACATGATTGGCTTCGAGCGGTGCCAGCGTCGCAAACCGAACATGGCGGAAGCGTCCATCGATGGCCTTGTTCCAGTTCAGCCAGTAGTTGCGATTGAGCCAGCAGATGCACCGCACCGAAGCGACACCCACCAGCCTGGTGTTCTTGCCCTCCTGCCGGAACCAGCGGTACTTGTTGCCCTTGCAGTTCGGGCACTCGATTGTACCCATGCCGATTCCTTCCCGGTGCTCACTAGGCGGCTTGATCCAGTCTTCGCCGGTGGTCCATTCGGTCTCCGACTCGACGAAAGCGATGAACTCGGGCGTGTACAGGAAGTCATGATCTGGGTGGATCGTCATCCCGTCTGTGGTGCGAATGAGGCGGTGAGGACGGGCCGTGTCCATCTTCCACTCGTGGCCGCGCTCGGACCAGATGTTTGTAGGGGCGGTGATCATGCTCATGGTGGTCTCCTTAAATTTCGTTCCAGTCGGGAACGTGCGGTTTCAGTTGTGCGACAGGCGTGCTGGCCTGCTGCGGCTTGGCCGTCTTGATCTGGCGTGCTCGGTCCATCGAAGCGAAGTGTTCCCGGAACCAAGTAGCCGAGCAGCCAGAGAAGCGAGCCATCTGAGCAGCCCATCCGTGCCCTTCGGCATTGATATCGGCGTCTCCATACTCAGCCGTCAGCTTGATGCGCTCTGTACCGTATTCGTCGATCAGGCTCCGGAAGATCGGTGCCCAGGTCGTCCGGCTGGCTCCGGCTTCACGGCTCGGCTTCCCGATCAGGCGGAAGTACCAGTTGGCCAGCTCCTGTTCAGGCGTGCTCTGTACAGGAGGTACGGTTTGAGCAGGCTTAGACGATTGAGCAGGAGTTGTTGTCTGCCCGGTCGCGAACTTGCCTGTCGGTCTCAGGACTGTCTTGGGCCTCTGCATTACAGCACCGAACTTGCCACGGGTTGAGGTCAGCGGTTCGGTAGGTTCTTCCATCTCCTGATTCACACGTATCGAAGGTTCGGAGTCTTCCGGCGACCGGCCTGCAGTTGCACGTGTTGGATACACCTGTTTAACTCCACTTGTTAAATACACTTGTTCGTGTCCGCCGCGCGGAGTATCAATGTCCGTTTGGCGGAGTATCGATACTCCGCCGCGCGGAGTATCAATGTCCGTTTGGCGGATATTCCGCCGCGCGGATACTCCGTCTCCCGGAGTATCAATGTCCGTTTGGCGGATATTCCGCCGCGCGGATACTCCGTCTCCCGGAGTATCCGTGGAACGGACTACCTGTTTCCAGACCAGTCCATTCTGCTCAGGCAGGACCTTGTAACGGGTGTTCTGCGGACGCGGACGAACCTCACGCTTGATGATCTGAGCCTGTTCCAAGTTAGCCAAAGCTTCGTTCAGCGCCGACTTCTTCAAACCAGACAACTGAACAAGTGACTTCTGCGATGGCCAAGCCTCGGTACCATCGCCGATCTTGGTGAACGCCATGATCGCCATTAGAGCATCGCGCTCCGCACGATCCATTCCCAGTTCCACCAGGCGCGGGAGACGTTCCCACGCCCAGATCATGCCGGTGCGGTGCCTGTCCTGGCCGACAACGACACCATGCAAGGTGGCAAGCTTATGTTCGGTGGTTGACTCAGCCATTTGATCCCTCATCCTTGAGGCGGAGAGAGTACTTAAGGGAGCTATCGATCACCGTCTCATGGATATACCGTGGATCGTTGGAAAACGCTAACTCTAATGCGGCGAGTCCATACGCGACCTCACGCCTACTCATCCGCGTCACGATTTCGAGCTCGGCCATTGTCAATCCCTGGGGGAATGACTTACCCCACTCATCGACAGAGGCGGATAAAAGGACTCCGAACACCCTCTCCACAGGATCGTAGTCGAGCTCATCCTGCCGGATAAGGTTATGCAGAATCTGGAAAAACGGTCGTGCGTCAACGTTGTAGCTCATAGGACAAAGCTCTCCCGTCCTCTCTCTGAGAGGTGTTGTGTGGCCAGCGGCCAGTGATGGACTGTGTGGTTAGGAACGGGTAATCCCGTCCCCTATGGTGCTATGCGGAGGGAGTCGAAGGAGTATAGGGAGTGGTGAGGGAGTAGGCTTCTGTCGATGCGTTGCGGACGATGATACCGGCGCTAACCATCGACCGGAGGATTTTAACGATGTTCTGCGGCGTAGTACCGGTGGAGTCGAGAATAGCGCCAACCGTCATGGGGCCTTCGCGGAGTACGAGAGAGATGAGTCGTTCGGTAGGAGTGAGCTTCGGCATAGTAGTCAGGTCCTTTAAGTTCAGGGTCCTTATCGCGGCCCCAATAAGTGCTAATACCGGGGGGCGAGGCAGTATCCCAATTATTAGGTGGTTATTCTCGTCGGAGAGCTTGTTAGTAACCGGGAGAAAAACTCCTTACACCTATGTGACTACTTAGGAGAAAACAAGTTGCAGTTATAGATTGCGTTTATCTGGTGGATGGAACCGGCTGACGGATGGCGTATTGGGCAGGTGCGTCAGGGGTGTTTAACGGGGTTTGTCAGGCCCAACCGGCTACGCACATGGTGCGTATCTGACACCTGCCGGTTACGCACAATGGGCAACCACCTACGCACACTGTGCGTAACCACCTACGCACAGTGTGCGTAGGAATAGAGCTTAAAGAGAGTAGAAGAGAGCGGCTCGCTTCCCCTTTCAGGGGAAAGGCAACAGCAAAAGCAAAGACGGGTACAGGACTACGTTCGCCTGAAGGCTCACTACGATCCTGCCCCAGAGACAACGGCAAAAGCAGAGACGGCTGCCGCCCGCCGCCCACCTGCGCCAAAAAATCACAGTTAGTTTTTGAAAACCATCTTCCGAGTGCTGGTTAAGGAGGCAAAACAAAAATGCCTGAATCCAAACCCAGCACCAAGCGCAAACAGCCAGCCAGCCGCATCCCGAAGTGGCGCACCCTGCCCGATTCCATCCTTCTCGCCGCAGCCCCTGTATACCGGGGTCTGCCCAAGCCTCAATCCCTGAGCCCCGATCATCGCGTGATCGAAGCCAACGCTGCCGGTGACATGGCCGCGATGTTGATCGTCGCCGCGTACAGGTTCTCGTGCCCCGTGATCGAGGTGCGGGCATGAGCGCATCCCTGCAACGCCTGATCGCCAAGCTGCGCTTGAGCGGCTGGACAGATGAGCAGATCAAGGCCCTCCTGTCCAACGTTGATCCCGTCCTCCTCGCAGAACTGCCGGAGATGCAGGCATGATCAAGGACCTCGATAAGCTGTACGCGCGGTACGTGACCGATCCCAATGTCCTTGGTGAACTCCTTCAAGCCGTCAGCTCATACGGTGCATACGTATCTCGATACGCCGGTCACAGCGATCCTGAAGACGCAGGTCAAGAAACAATGCTGCGCTTCTGGCATAAGCTCGGGGAGTACGATCCTTCTCGTGGGAGCTTAAAACCCTGGATCAAGTCCATCGCGACAAACCTGGTGCGTAATGACATGGCATCCCTGGAGCGCCGCAGCACGGACATGCCCGGCGAGCTGCCCGAACCTACCACAGTCTCATTCGACGCTATCCATGTGGACTTGAGGAAGTACACGATGAAGGAGCGTGCTGTCCTGTATTGGACCGCTATAGACAAGGACTTTTCCCTCACAGCCCAGCGGTTTGATTGCACTCCTCAAGAGCTCCGTCGTCTCCTGCATCGGATCAAGGTCAAGTACAATCCTGCTGCTTGAATTTTTCTTCTGATAGAAACGACAATCCAGACTCACAAATCTGTACTCATCTACAGAGAGACGTTTCCGCTCCCCCTATCCTCCGTGGTGGTTGACGCGGGAAATCCCGCCCCGGTGGTTGCGACCGCCGGGGTCCATCCTCAAGCTTACTGACTTAACCTAATCGATTGACCATGCACATACTCATCCTCGTCGCAATCGTTGCTTTCATGCTCATCATCGCTGAACACACCCGCCTCGCATCCCGCGTTGCCGCAGCCGAAGCGAAACTGAAGTCTATCGATGACAAGATCACTGAAGCCGTGAAGACCGACGTAACGACCGTCTTTGCTGACGTAAAGACCGTCGAAGCCGAGATCAAGAAAGCGCTGTAATCATCATGATCGATAAACTCAGAGCATTTTTCGAAGCCGTGCCTGAGCACGTCTGGGCGATCCTTATTATCATGACCGGCGCGGCAGTAGCTGTTTTCCACGGGCTGCATACGTTCGAGGTCGGCTCGTCGCTGACCAGCGCAGGTCTCGCCCTTTACAAGGGAAAACAGGAGTAATCAGTGCCTGTACGAGCAAAGCGGCCCTGCCGAAAGGCGGGATGTGCCGCGTTGACCGATTCAGGTTACTGCGTCGATCACGCATCGCTCGGCCAACAAGATCGAAAACAACGGGAACGCTGGCGTGGGTCAAGTAGCGCACGCGGTTATGATGCCGATTGGCAACGCGTCAGGGGTCAAGCGCTCAAGCGCGACAGATACCTGTGTCAACACTGCCAGACTAAGCAGCGCATCACCGCCGCAACTGAAGTACACCACCTTTCGAAGATCAAGACTCATCCTCATCTCCGTCTCATGCTCAGTAACCTACTCAGTGTGTGCCACGACTGCCACGAAGAGTTAGAACCGACCGCCTGACCGGGGTATGGGGTCAAAATCCGTAAGTCCTTTCGAATCTATAGACCACGCCCCGGTTCAAAAAACGCGCAACCGTTAATCAAAGTTTTCAGCCCATGCCAAATGTAAAAGGTGCGACACGAAAAACGACGGCGCAGCTTGCTCTATCCGGCGCACTTGAGGCCAAACCAGGCAGATACGGTCACCGCAAATATGAACCGAAGCCGACCAAAAAACTCGGCGCGGCTCCAAAGTATTTCAGTCCCGAGCAAGCGGCCATCTGGAAGGAAGTATCCAGGCAGGTTCCTCCTGATGTGTTGTTCGGATCGGATCGAGTCCTCCTAGAGATGGTCTGCCAACTAATCGCGAAACTGCGATCCGGCAGCATCAAGGCGATGGAGCAGCATCTGCTGCTCAGTTCGCTCCAGCAACTTGGAATGACACCGATCGCTCGCTCCCGAGTGTCGGTACCCGCTAAAGATAAGCCTTCGACGGACATGGCGGCGATCCTTCTTCCTCCGAGGCCGCCCCTCCCGCATGACCCACACGGAAAGAGCACGATCCTACATTGATGCTGTACTGACCGGCACCATCCCGGCGTCCAAGCAAATCAAGGAAGCCTGCAGAAGGTCCAAAGAGCTATTCGAGCGTCAAAGCGATCCGACCTTCCCCTACTTCTATCATGCAGATCAGGCAGAGCGAGTATGCAACATCATCCAGATGCTGCCTCACGTCAAGGGACGGTGGGCAGCCCAAGGTAAAAAGCTCCTTCTAGAGCCGTGGCAGTGTTGGGTGGTCACCAGTCTTTACGGTTGGCTTCGCAAGGACAACGGCACACGCAAGTATCGTCGGGTAACGCTGGTCATTCCCCGTAAGCAAGGCAAGTCCCTAATGATGGCCGGACTGCTGATCTACCATCTCCTCTTCGATGGGGAGACAGGCGCTGAATGCTTCTGCGGAGCCTCGAACCTTAAGCAGGCCAAGGAAATTTTCAACGCTGCCAGGCAGATGTTGATTATGACTCCTGAGATACGGGAGTTCACCGGCTGCGAAGTCAACGCAGCCTCAATAGTTTGCCCCGGCACTAACTCCAAGGCCGAGCCAGTAATTGGCCGCCCCAAGGATGGGTCGAATGTCTCATTCGGTGTCATCGATGAGACTCACCAGCTTCGTGACCTGGCACTTTATGAAAGTTTTGAGACGGGAACCGGCGCACGCGAACAAGCGCTGCTCGTAAGTGTGAGTACGGCTGGATTCGGCACTGAGAATCCGTGCCGTGAACTTCAGTTACAAGCAGAGAAAGTCCTGTATGGCACGGTCGAAGACGAGGAACTCTTCGCCGCGATATGGACTATCGACGATGGCGTTGATTGGAAGTCGGACCTTGCGCTGCGGATGGCGAATCCTAACGCGGGTATTTCCGTCACCATGGATTACCTTCGGTCGCAGCAACTCAGTGCGATCAATAATCCAGCGAAGTACGCCAGCTTTGCTACAAAGCACCTGGATATAACAGTCGGCGCGTCCTCTGCATACTTCTCTCTTGAGAAGTGGCGGGCATGTACCGACACGGTGAAGATGGATGATTTCGCCGGAGAAGATTGCTGGGTAGCAATCGATCTCTCTCAAAAAATCGACCTGTCTGCGATGTCCACAGTGTTTCGTCGAGAGATAGACGGCCACCCTCACTTCTACGTCTTCTCTGACTGCTTCACGTCGGAGGAGGCAGTTTCGAACAACCCGGTGTACGCGCAATGGGCAGCCAAAAGCCTGCTGCATGTAAACGACGGGAACGTGGTCGATAAGGACGCCATACTTGAGGTCATCGAAGGGTACGCGGCCAAATATAAGTTAGCTGAGTTCATATTCGATCCGTTCAATTCCGCATTTATCGAACAGGACATCGCGAAGCTGTTTCCGAATGTGGCTCAGGTCGAATTACTGCAGCGGGCGATCAGCATGACGAACCCGATGAAGCTGCTTCAGGAACTCATCGTCCAGCAACACATCCGCCACAACGGAGACCCTGTCCTGCAGAACTCGATCTCGAACGTGATCGCGCTGCGTCGCGGCAATTTGATTCAGCCGGGTAAAGAAAAGCCTGAGCAGAAGATCGATGCGGCGGTAGCCGCGATCATGGCGGTATCGCGTGCTGCCACAACTACACCAAAGAAGCGTTTCAGACCCTTCGCAATTTAGCCCTGCAAGATAAACTTTCCGTTTAATCAGAAAACATTTAGGACCTCGTGGGAATTCGGACAGTCAGCTCTAAGCTTGTTGGTGAACTGCGCCAGCCCAAGGTCACATCGTTGGAACTGCGCGGCGATCCGCTCAATAACCCCGACGTGCCGATCAATTCGGCTGGACTGTGGGCGGCGATGTCCGGCGGTGAACCCACTGCAGCCGGGGAGACCATTGGTGTCCACACGGCTCTCCAGCAGATCACCGTCTACGCATGCGTTCGGGTGCTCGCTGAATCGGTTGCGAGTCTACCGCTCAAGGTTTATGAGCGCCAGGCACGTGGCAAGCACGAAGCCGCAGACCATCCGCTCGCCTACTTGCTAGCCGTCGAGCCGAACGAGGAAATGGCGGCGTTCACATTTTGGGAGTCGTTGGTCGGCTCTCTGGCCCTCACGGGCAACGCCTACGCACAGATTCAACGTGACGCCGGTGGGCGAGTCATCGCCCTCTGGCCTCTGCATCCACAGCTTACCCGCGCGGTACGGCTCTCGTCCGGAAAGCTAGTCTACGAGACCACCGACGGTATGAACGCCGGGGACGTGCGGTACATCCGGACCGCCGACATACTGCATATACCCCTATTCAGCTTCGATGGGCTGCACGGGCTGTCACCGATTCAGCTTGCACGCCAAGGCATCGGCCTGGCTCGCGCTTCTGAGAAATTTGGGGCCAGATTCTTCGGCAATGGTTCGAAACCAGGCGGCGTACTATCGACCGAGTCTGATCTGTCAGACGAGGAACTGAAAGCGGTCCGGGAGACATGGCTTTCGACGCAGGCCGGAGACAAACAAGGCTCTACCGCTGTCCTGCCGGGCAATTGGAAATATGACTCGATCGGCCTCTCGCCGGAGGATTCGCAGTTTCTCCAGACTCGCCAGTTCCAACGCACCGAGATCGCTGCATTGTTCCGTGTCCCGCCGAACATGGTCGGCGACACCAGTCGGTTGTCGAACAATAACCACGAGCAGATGTCTTTGAGCTTCGTGACGGATACGCTTCGGCCCTATCTCTGTCGCATCGAAGCGGAGATCGCACGCAAGCTGCTGCCGAGCGCTGGACGCAATTCTGGGCGTTACTTCATCAGCTTCGATGTGACCGAGCGTCTGCGCGGCGACTTCAAGACGACCATGGATGGTTACGCTACCGGCAGAAATTGGGGCTGGTACTCAGCGAATGATGTTCGTTTGGAACTCGGGGAAAATCCCGGTGGTCCGGAACTAGATGTCTACCTGGTGCCCGTCAACATGCAGAACGCGGCCCGCCTGCTCGACACCGAAAGCCTCCAGGACCAGCCGATCAACAGCGATCCACAGGTCACGACGACGCCTGAAGAGCGCAACCTTCTCGGCACTTTTACTCGAAGCTGCATCACGGTCTTTCGCGACGGCATGGGACGCCTTGCACATCGCAATAAGCGCGATTTCGAAGCTATTTCGACCATATTCAAGCCGGTTTTGCGCTCGATTGCGAACCTTTCGATCGAGCATAACGGCCTGCCGCTTACCGGCTCTGCCGATCCCGCAGACGGTGTTATTGATGATGCGCTCAAGGCCATCGAGAAGCGTGCAGCCAAGTGGCCGGAATCCGTCACTGATGCAGAGATCGACAGTCTCGCGCAGACAGAATTCACGAAAGCCGTGCGCTCGATCCACGCCAATATCACCCGCGAGATCGCCGCATCGCGAGCCATCTCCGCCCTGACTCCAGGAACATCGAATGAATAAGAAACTCGAACTGCGACACATCCCAGCCCGCGAGCTAAGAGTTGCACAGAACGCTGACGGCTCCCGCTCGATCACTGGATACTCTGCCGTCTTCAACCTGCTCTCTGTGGACTTCGGGGGATGGAACGAGATGGTGTCGCCTACGGCGTTTACTCGTAGCCTGACCGAGCAGCCCGATGTCCTCTGCCTGTACAACCACTCTTCGGGAAAGGTGCTCGGACGCACGAAGTCCGGCACACTGACCCTCGAAGTAGACAACATCGGCCTCAAGTTCACCTGCGTTCTGCCTGACACGAGCGTCGCTCGCGATCTCGCGGTCTCCCTCGAACGCGGTGACATCGATGGATGTAGCTTCGGTTTCGTCACGAACTCCGATGTCTGGACTTCACTCGAAGACGGCACGCCGCTTCGCACACTGCTCGACGTGACCTTGTATGAGGTCACGATTACCTCGGAGCCCGCGTACCCGGATACATCTGTTTCACTCCGCTCTGCACCGAAGGAGCTTCGCTCCAGGCTGCAGAAGCGGGACGATGACGGGGACGATGTCGCCACCGATTCCTTCTGTTCCTGCACATGCCCGGAATGCACTGCGGGTAACTGCGAGAAATGCAGCGACGAGACTTGCAGCGCTCCCGAATGCCGGTGCACCGATATGCGCAGTAAGCGAGCCATGAAACACAAGATGGAAATGCGCCTGAGACTCGCGCAGGCCCGCACCAAAGCTTAGATTTACCCAGCTGCGACGATCGACTCCCGTCGATGCATTCGATTGCTTCGTCTCCGCTGGCCGCAAAGAAGTGGTGCCCGCCGCTCCACTGTCTCGCTACACACAAACCACCCAAGACGCCGATCCTCTCGGCGCAAAAGGACATACCATGCCAAATCTTAAAGAGCTTCGCGAGAGCCGCACCCGGCTTATCACAGAAGCACAGCAGATCGTTCTCGCTGAGAACGTCACCAATGAGCAGCGGGCCAAGTTCGACGTTATGATGAGCGATGTCGAGCAGATGGAAGCTGACATTGCCCGCATTGAGAAGGTTGAAGCGCTCGAAGCAGAAACCCGCAGCACCCAGCGTCCCCCGCGCGGCAACCCCGGTGCCAATGTTGATGGGAATGAGCGCGAGCAGCGCGATCGCATCCGCGCATCCGCCCTGCACAAGTACCTGACCGGCGCAGACCGCTCGGAGATGGAACCTGAAGAGCGTGCGATCCTGCGCGAACAGCGCGATATCACGACCGGCGGCGCGGCCACTGGGGGCGTCCTGATCGGCCAGCTTGGTCCGCTCGTGTGGGACGCGCAGAAGGCCATCGGCAGCCTGGCTGGGGAGGTCTTCAAGAAGTCGACTCCCGGCAACGCCGCGCCGTTGAAGATTTCTTCTATCAACGACTCCGGCAACACGCTCGTGACCCTGACCGAGGACACGTCGATCACGGACACCGATCCGTCCTTCGGCACGATCACTCTTCAGTCAACCGACACCATCGCCACTCTCATCACCGTGACGTGGCAGGAACTCGCGGACTTCGATGCGCAGATCGTCTCAAATCCCAGCGCAAACCTCGAAGCCTTCCTGCGCAACAAGATTGGCCTGCGCTACATGCGTGGTGTTGAAACCTACCTGATCAACGGTAACGGCAGCAACTTCGCTTCGATCGTCGCCGGTGCGACTCTCGGCGCGACGACCGCCGCCGCGACCGGCCCGGTTTACTCCGACTTTGTGGCAACGTGGGAGAACCTCGATCCGGCATACCTGCCGAACGCGAAGTGGGCGATGAACAACAAGACCCGTGGCTACCTCATGGGCCTGCTCGACGGCTTCGGTCGTCCGTTCTTCATCCCGAACCCGAACACCGGCAGCCTGGACTCGATCCTCGGCCACGAGATCGTGATCTCGCAGCCCATGGCTGCGGCCAATGTCGCGGGCGCTACCGGTGTGTTGTTCGGTGCGTATGACCAGGGCTATGTCATCAGGGATTCCGGTCCGCTCTTCGTGAAGCGCCTCGATGAGCGCTTTGCCGACAAGCTGGCGACCGGCTTCCTGGCCTACTCCCGTCTGTCTGGCACCAGCGTGGATGCGGGCACTCACCCTGTCCTGAAGATGGTCACCCACGCCTAAAACCGAGGGAGCGTCAGCGATGGCGCTCCCATCCCCCTATGAAGATTCAGATCACTCAGACTTTCACCGACCCGTCGTCGGCATCGCCGGTCTTCGCCGGACACAAATTCGAGGTCGGCGACGATCTCGGCCAACGCCTCATCCGCGAGGGCAAAGCAGTTGCTCTCGACGTTGTGCCGCAACCCGCCAAGCGTAAGCGTGAGCAAGCCACTCGATAATGCCTCTGTCCCTTCAACTCGTCACTCCGCCCGCAGCGGAGCCGGTCTCGCTTTCCCTCGCGAAGCAACATCTGCGCGTGGACTTTTCGGATGACGATGTTCTAATCGCTGCCCTCATCACGGCAGCCCGGCAGTATTGCGAAAAATACACGCATCGCGCGTTTTTCAATCAGACCTGGCTGCGGACGCTCGATTACTTTCCGCTTTGGTACAACCCGGACGGTACGGTCAATCCACGCTATCGCAGCGACTGGCCTTACTATGCCGACTTTTGGGGCCGCATCGCCATCGACCTGCCTAGGCCGCGCACCGTCAGTGTCACCTCGATCACTTACGTTGATCCAACCGGCACGACTCAGACGCTCGATCCATCCACCTATGTGGTGGACACGACGTCGATGCCAGCCCGCATTGTGCCCGCGAAGGGTTTTTATTGGCCAAGCGTGAATGTGTATCAGCCCGGCGGCGTGAAGATCACTTATGTTGCTGGAAGCTACGGTGACGGAGTAGACGTCAACACCTGCCCGCAGACCATCGTGATGGCGATGCTTCTTCTCATCGCCCACTGGTATGAGCATCGTGAAGGTTCATCGGAGTTGAACCTTAAGAATATTCCCCTTGGCGTGCAAGCCCTTCTCGATACGGAGAAGTTGCAAGTCTTCGAGTACCGGCCATGATCGCGGGCAAACTCAATCGCCGGATTCAAATCCAGCAGCAGGCTACGACGCAGGACTCGTTAGGCCAGCCGCAGCAGACATGGACAACGATCTATACCTGCTGGGCAGAGATCGATTTTCAGCGGTCGCAGCTTCTGTACGAGACGAGCGCTTTTGTCTCCAAAGTAACGCACCGGATCACCATCCGGTGGACCTCATCCGTCGTGATTCAGCCACAGATGCGCATCGTTTACACCGAAGCGACCACCGGCGTCATGCACGTCTACAACATCGAGGCGCTTTTGAATACGAATCAGCGCAATCGTGAACTCATCGCGATCTGTTACGAACTGGACGCCGCTGAATGATCGAGACCGATCTCTATTCCGTTCTGTCGAGCGCAACGCAGATTACGACCATCACCGGCACGAACATCTATCCGGTAGTGCTGCCGATCAACACGACGGCGACCGCGCTGACCTATCGCATCGTCGGCACGATCACCGATCCGACACTCGACACCTCTGGGCTGGTGAAGGCTCGTGTGCAAATCGATTGCTGGGCGGCGGACTATAACGATGCCGTCACGCTCCGCGCAGCAGTCATCTCGGTGCTCAACGGGTATGAGAATGCTGCCACCTTCGCGGCGCAACTCCTGAACCAGTCCGACAGCTTCGCGCAAGACCTCTTGCGTTACATCGCGACTGTCGAATTCTTCGTTCTATACGACCTATGAAGCGAAAAAGTGTTGTGAAACAAAAGGGTACTTGGCTGCATATTGACGAAAAGCCCGTAGCGGAAATTGCATCATTCGACCTACACGGCTCAACGATCATCCTCAGCGGTCATTCTGAATTCGGTGATCCTCCCGTTGCTGGAAATGAACTTCGTTCGATGCTCATCTCCATCCATCGCGGCGGGTGGCGTCGCCTGAAGGTTCTCGTCTCGTTGTTCTCCCAGGACATCAATGGCTGGACCTTGCATCTGGAACCACCTTCCCGTAGTTAGTCCCATCTCCGCCGGGTCCTCCGGCTAACTCTCCGCCCACCCAGGGCACAAGGAAAACGAACCATGTCTTATACAGGATCGAAGGCCCAATCGGGTCGCGGCAGTGCTCTGTCGATCGGCGGGGTAACCGGCTCGACCGGTACCGAAACCTTCACACTCGTGGGCGAAATCAAAACGTCCGGCATCAGCGGCGCACAATGGGGCACCGATGACGTAACGAACTTTCAGTCGAACGCGGATCAGGAATTCATTACCACGATCCGGAATAACGGCTCGCTTCGTCTCGACGGCAACCGCGTATCTACCGACGCTGGTCAGGTAGCGGTCGAAGCCGCATTCGCATCGGGATCGAAGTACGACTTTAAGCTGGTCCTGCCTCTCGCGCTGGGTCAGACCACTACCGGCGACACCTATACCTTCTCGGCGCTGGTCGAATCCCGCGACTTCACCGTCGATGTTTCAAAGGCCATCTCGTGGTCCGTCACGTTGAAGGTGTCCGGCCCCGTCACGCTGACGACCGGCAGCTAATCAGTTATGGGTCGCCGGTCGCTCCGGCGCTTCTTGTTCCCAAATCATAAGGAGAAATCTCCATGCCAAAGCGCAAAGTCGCGGACACTCCCGCAGACCCCACCCTCCCGACGTTTCCCATCCAGATCGATGGCACCACTTATACGTTGTGTCTGGATTTCGCCGCGCTCGCCGAGGCGGAATCCGCTCTCCAGCGGGCAGGCCATGATGTATGCATCCTGCGCCACATGCCGAGCCTGAGTTTTGAACTCGTGAAGGCATTCTTTGTCTGCGGCGTGCAGCGCTTTCACCCGGACCTCGCATTTGAGGACGCGTCCAAGCTGGTTCGTCTCGATACTGTCTGGCTGATCGCCAAGTGCATTGACATCGCGTACGCGATGGCCATGCCCGCGACGGATGAAAAACCGGGGGAAGCTCAGCCGGGCGAGTAGTCCCGGCAAAGCCTCTCACCCGCGAGGAGCAATGGCTCCGGCTCTGGTCGATTGCCCGATACGATCTGAAGCTCTCGTCGGAAGAGTTCTACTCTCTGACACCTCGCCAGCTGGACGCGCTGGTCAAGCGCCGCGAGCGCGAACTACAGACCCACGAATTTCTTGTCGCGCAGCTGACGGCGGTCACGGCGAACTTCTCGATGGCAAGACCGAAAGAGCCGTTCTCACCGAGCGACTTCATGCTGAGCGTGCCCAAGGCTGCCGCTCCCGAGCAGATGAAACGTAAGCGGCGCAAACGCACCGTCATCGCCGATGAACTCCGGCTCACGATGGCTCACTTCATGAGGACGAACATTGGCTGACGGACTCACCATCGACATCCAGGGGCTCGACCAGCTTCAACAGAGGCTGACCGAGATGGGGACCACAGCAGCCGATCGCTGCGTCCGCACCGCGCTCCGCGCCGGTGCCATCATCGAGCAGTCCGCCATCGTTGCTAGGACGCCGGTCCGGCCCGAGCTTCCATCGGGAACAGCATTGCCAATCGGCGCGATGGCCGCTGACATCGTGATCCGGAACACACGTAGCGATCAGGGAAATCTCGCCGCAATCGTCGGCCCGGATAGCCTAACCCGGCACGTGGCACTTTGGGTCACCCGAGGTCACCGCCTGATTCGAGGCGGCAGGAGCCGTATCAACAAGCGAACCGGCAAGGTCTCCGGTCCCGGCCAGCAGGTTGGCACGGTCGAGGCTCATCCCTTCGTCACCGAAGCCTGGGAGCAGTCGCGCCAGGAAGTCACATCGGCCATCATCACCACTCTCCAAACAGAGATCGATAAGGAAGCGAAGAAGCGAGGACTATGAGCACCCAAGGCGTAACAGTCAATTTAGTCCTGAACAGCGCCTCGTATTCCGCCGCGATCAAGGACGCTCAACGTCAGATCGACACGTTTGCTGGGAAGGCTCGCGGAGCCGGTCACTCGACCGTTTCTTCCATGCAGGCTAGTTCTGCTGCAATCCGCACCCTCGAAGGCGGAATGGCGAACAATGTCCGCGCGGTCGAGCGGTTCATCACCATGATTCCCGGTGTTGGAAAAGCTCTCCAGACGGCATTTCCGTTGATTGGTGGTTTGGCGTTTGCCGGTCTGCTCGTTCGCCTCGGTACTGAACTCAACGAGTTCATTCGGAAAGCGAATCAGGTCCCGCAAGCGCTCCTGAACGGCTTCCGTGAACTGAGCACGTCCAGTCTCCTCGCGAACGACGAGCTCCGCAAGACTAATGACACACTCCAGGCGCAGATCGACAAGCTATCTGGCCGTCATGAGAATACTCTTGCCCTCACGCTCGACGAGGCGCGGATCAACGCCGATAAGCTGGCTCAGAGTCTCGATCGGGATAATCAGCAGATACAGCAACTGCTCAAGTCCAATCAGGTTTCGATCCTGGGTGGCATCTTCACCAACCAGATTCCGACCGCCGCCGTATCCGGCCAGGTCAATTATTGGAACCAAGAGCTTGCGAATCTCGGGCATGCCTATAATCAGGCGGTACACAATGCAGGCGGCGACACGAATTCTCCCGCCGTGCAGCAAGCGCAGGCCGCGCTCACGCAAAGGCGGCAAGATGCGATTCGCTCGTTTCAGTCTGACTTGACTCTGCGTCGGGTTGGTGCTGGTGCCGGTGAGGAATACGCAGGAAACCAGCAGGCGAATATCAACATAGACGCTGGAGAGCTTGACCTGCTCAACAATCAGCAAGATCAGGCGAACCTTCAGACCGATAACGTCAAGCTGACCGCCCGCGAGAAGTCTATCCAGGCGTCTAAAGAGTTCGCCGACCAACAGAAGGCTCTGCAGGAACAGATCGTTCAGCAATGGCACCAACAGCTAGACGATCTGAAATCCGCAGAAGGTCTGACCCTCAGCCAAGAGGCTGATTTCTGGATCTCTCGCGCGGCGATGGCACAGCGAGGCTCGAAGTCGTACACCTCGGCACTCGACGAAGCGAACAAGGATATCGCCCAGGTACGTGCGGAGAATCGCCGTGGCGAAGATGCCTTCGCGAAGACCTCCGCCGAGCCCCTCGATACCAATGACCTTTCGGTCACGGATCGCTCCTCGATCCAGTCGTCTTCTAAGACGGCCACCGATTACCTGAAGAACTTGAACGAAGGTATCGAGCTTCAGAGGCAGAACGCCCAGGCCATCGCCGAAGCTTCACTGCAGATGGAGGTGGCAACGGGGCGTATCTCTGCCTTCGACGCCGCGAACATTCAGGCGGCACTTCACACGCAGGAATATGAGCAGTCACTCTCCCAGTTGCAGGACGCATTGGGCAACGTTGCGAACGACCCCGGCCTTTCGCAACTCGATAAGAATGCGCAGAGCGCGGCGCTCAACAATCAGATCGCCGCACTGAACGGCCAGCGCAGCACCCAGGTGCTCCAGGATCAGCAAGCGACCAGTGCCAATACGGTCACCGGCTCCATGAGTATGGCTATCAATCAGATGGTCCAGGCCTGGACGAATGCCTCACAGCAGATCACGGGATTCTTCTCGAACTCGGTGGGGACACTTAACGACACGCTGGTCAACGTGCTCACGACTCGTGATCGGGGCGGCAACACAGCCCGTAGGCAATTTGAAGCGGCTGGACATTCGGTCTTTACCGACCTCACCCGTCGCGGATTGCAAGCAACGGAGGGATCGCTCTTCTCGTCGCTCGGCTTCGGTTCGCAGAAGGCCGATGGCAGTTCTGCAAATCCCTTCTACGTCCGCATCGCTAGTGGCGCGGGCGGAGCTATATCCGGTGCTGCCGGTGAAATCGGAGGCTTCGTGCGCGGCATCTTCGGCGGTGGAACAGCCCCGAGCATGACATCACAAGCGCTGAGCACGACCTCATCCGCCGTTAGCTCCGTCCTCGACTCCATTCCGCTGCAGGGCTTCTTCGCTGCTGGTGGCGATGTTGTGGCCAATCGACCAGCCATGATCGGTGAGGCAGGCCCCGAAGTCTTCTGGCCGCACTCTGCAGGCACGATCATACCCAACAACCAACTCGGTGGATCGACGAATCACAACATAAGCATCGACGCTCGCGGATCAACCGATCCAGCGGCAACCGAAGCGGCGGTACATCGTGCGATGAGCCGTTACTTACCCTCAAGCGTCGCCGCCTCCGTCGCTGCGGTACAAGATCGAAACCGTCGAGTTCCACTCTCCACTAGGTAATGTAACCGAGCGTATTTCGCGCATCCCGCCTCCCGGCGATAAGCAACAGGAACACCTCCCTCCATGAAAAAGCTCCTCCAACTCTTCGCATTCGTGTGTCTGTGCATCGCTCCCCTGATGGCTCAGGCCCCTGCCGGTTATGTCACCGTCAACGGTTCACACCTCACCGACTCCAGCGGGAACCCCGTCGTGAACGGAACGATTTCCTTCGCTCCGGTAACCTCTGCTGGGGCTGCCGCTTCCTTCAGGGTCAACGGAAACGGTCAGGCGATATCGTCTCCTGTATCCGCCACCGTTACAAATGGTGCGTTCAGTCTCAATCTGGCGGACACCAATCTGACTGCTCCGCAGAATGTCTGCTTCGCGGTGACCGTCGTTGATAACGTATCGGGAAACCAGCTTCTCGGTCCTGGATATGGATGTGTGCAGCCCTCTGCCAACACCACGACATCTGCATGGTGCGCGTCCGGTGTCTGCGACTTCGACCAGTATCAGCCGAACCTCGCGGCGCAAACCTTGATTCAGACCGGCCCAGCAGGTCAGGCTCCGACGATTACTGTCGGCACCGTCACAGTGGGAACTACCGCTGATGATGCAGTTGTCGCTTTGGTGCAGACGAGCGCCACACAGTTCACGCGCAACTACCAGATGAACATCACCCTGCCTCTCGCTCCCTCGGCAACGGATACGACCAAGGTTCCTCTGGCGGGCGGCACGATGACAGGAAACCTGAATGTGCCTTCGGTGAACAACTTGCCATCCACTGAATACAAAACAGTCAGCGACAACCCCGGTCAATTGCAGAACCTGTGGCGCTACCTGCACTCAGCCCAGGTGTACCAAGGTGACTATCCGTCCGCAGGTATGGATGTCATCATTCAAGGCGACTCGCTATGGCGTGGAGATCAGGCGAACAGTGTCGCTCAGGGAAGTTGCAGCCCCGCTAACATTGCAGTGCCTCAGTATTCTCAGAACCGGCAGGCGGAACAGATTCGCATCGCCCTGCAAGCGCAATATGGTTATGGTGGCACAGGTCTACAGCCGGTTTTCGCACAAGCGTTGTCTTGCGCCATTCCCGACCCCGAACTTTACACGATCACCGGAACGACCGCGCAGAGTACGATCCTTGGTCCGCAGTTTTCCTCTCCTTCAGGATCGAGCGCAGCCAGTTTGCTCCAAATGAGCGCGGGGCAAGTCTTGACGTGGAATGCGGGAGGTCTACCTTACACGATTGCGCGTGTGTATTGCGGCGACACCACATCCTCCGGAGCGTTGAGCATTGCGATCGACGGAGTTGCTTCCGGTACGGCATGTGGCGCTTCGAACTCCACTCCGATTGCTCGTGTTGCAACATCAACGCCTATCGCGGCGTACACGAATCACACTCTCACGCTGACCTGCACGACTGCTCCTTGCTACGTCTACGGCATCGAAGGCCGCCCATCAACGGGCGGTGGCGTGGCTGGCGTGCGTGTCCACAACCTTGCCACAGGTGGCGCACCGTCGCAGTGGTTTGCTGGACACAACGATTTCGAGAGCCTGATCAACAACGGATTCACGACGACCGGAAGCGCTCAGCTTGTCATCTATGCGATGGGCACAAACGATGTGGGTTTGGGATACTCGCTTGCGCAATATGAGGCCAATGTCCAATCGACCTTCAGCTACGAGCTTGCGAAGGGCAACTGCGGATCGGCTTGCGCTCCTGTAGTGCTCGCCTATCGTCCGGGACTCGATGTTATCGCCAGCCAGCCTGAGTTTGCCTATCTCACGTCCTATGCGAAATCTCTAAACCTGCCTGTGGTGGATCAGACAAACCGTTGGGGAACTTCCTGCACTACGGGATGCTGGTGGTTGGGTAACGACAACATCCACATGAATGACGGCGGCAATCTTGACTCGGCGCACACGATCCTGAACGCGCTAACCGATGTGATGCACGGACAACCTATCAATCCAACGTTCGGAGATACCGGATTGAATCCCGGAGTGGTCGGCGTTACCTCCCCTGCCGTAAGCGGCTTCATTGGACCACCGGGATACGTTTGGAATCAGGTTCCAGGCATTCCGTCACAGAAAGGTTTCTACGGATGGCAGACGGGCAACGGACTGAATCTCGCTGGCACCATTGGCCTGTCAGACCCTCACTACTCGGGTGTCGTATTCGGTGCGAATAGTCGTAACGACTTCTGCGTCCATACGCCAGCTTCGGGTGGCGATTTCCTGAACTGCCTCGATGCTCACTTTCGAGTGCGCATGAATACCGGAGAAGTGGACACAATCCTAAGCGTTCTGGACGACGGCAACGGAAACATGGGCGTCGCTGGAGTCATCACACCGAACGGTGGGGTCTCTGGGCCTGCCACCGCGCCATCAGGAGCGTGCCCGACAAGTGGTGCTTGGGTCTTTTCGAAGGACGGCCACGCAACCTTCTGCAATGCAGGGACGTGGGTGACCAAGATTTAGTCTCTATCCCCATCACCCTCTGATCCACCGACCACGCAGCCGCTCCGGCCATCCGTAAGGACCACTTCAACATGAGCATTTCTTCGATCACTGTCGGATCGAGCACGGTCAACCTCGTCTCGATGCCGACTAAACCCGGTTTCCGCGATATCACGTTCGAGGTCAACGACACGGTCGCGACTGTTCGCTCTCCCTTCACGGGGACAACGCAAACGCAGTCGTGGCCGGGCGCGGATTGGTGGTCGGCTACCGCGACGCTTCCGCCGCTTACAAGGACGCAGGCCGCGTAGTGGACTTCCATGCTCATGGAGCTTCGCGGTATGTCAAACGCTGTGATGGTCGGTGATCCGCTGTACGTCACGCCGCAAGGTAATCCGTCTGGCACTCCGGTCGCGAATACGGACGGCGGCACCGGCTTCAACACCGCAGGCACAACAACTCTCTACACACGCGGCTGGACGCCGAATCGCTTTCGCCTTCTCCTGCCTGGCGATGCGATCCAGGTCGGATTTCGGCTTCATCGAGTTCTTGACCAGGTCAACTCTGACGGCGCTGGCGATGCTGCTATCAGCATCTGGCCTAGTTTGCGTGAGACCCCGGCGGATGCCTCACAGATCATCCTCAAGAATCCGCAAGGCCTATTCAGGCTCGCGAACAACAAGCGGACATGGTCGATCAGCAATGCTCTCCACACGACCATGTCGATCCAGTTCGTGGAGTACCGATAGATGCCCCGCAACGTAGACACGCTCAATCAAGCTCAACTGGTCAGCAATCAGGTAAGCATCGCTTTCCTGCTTCAGATCACGTTCAAGTCGCAGACGGTGTACGTCTCCTCGACACCATTCAATCTCGCTTGGAACGGTCAGACGTGGCTAGGTGTCGGTGATCTAGCGAGCCTGAGCACGGTCAACGAGGGAACGGACATTCAAGCTTATGGAACATCGGTAACCCTCTCAGGTATCGATCCAAACCTGCTTAAAGAATCACTCACCGACATTCAACTCGGCGCGACAGCTAACCTCTATCTGGCATTCCTCGACCCGAACAACAACATCATCGGCACACCTACCTGCATGTTCGGAGGCTGGGTGGATCAGCCGAGCATAACTCCCGGTGTGGACTCAATCACCATCTCCCTGGCGCTCGAAAGTTCGATGATTAACCTCCAGCGCGGTCAGATGCGGCGACTCACCAATGCGGACCAACAGATTGATTTCCCGACCGACATCAGCATGATTTGGGTGCCGCAACTGAACTTCCTGGCCCTGAAGTGGGGCACCTCGTAATGGTAAATATCAAACGTATCGGATCAGACAAAGACAACCACTGGCATACCCGCCTGTACCATCCCTGGCTGATGGAAGTAGCGAACAAACCTTTTAAGTGGGGCGAGTGGGACTGCTGTCTCGCCGCTGCCGATGGGATCAAGGTTCAAACCGGGGTCGATATCGCCGCCGACTTCCGTGGAAAGTACACCGACCAAGCTTCTGCGTTCGCGACGATCAAAGCGATCACAGGTGGATCGACGGTAGCCGACGCCGCCGCGTACTGCGCGAATAAGTTCGGCCTTAGCGAGTGGAAGTATCCCCTCATGGCGCAGCGCGGTGACCTCGTCGTAGTGGAGGACGCGGGCAATCTTGTCGCTGGTCTCGTACATCTCAACGGTCGCCATGTTGTCGTCGTCGCCGAGGACGGCCTGCACCGTGTCTCAATCTCTAAAGTAAAACGCGCCTGGAGGGTAGCTTAGTGAGCCGTGCGATCGAAGGAGCGGTTCTTCTCGGTGGCGCGGCGGCGCTCGGCACCGCTGCGTTTTTCGACCCGGCCCTCGTCGGGTCGCCACTATTCGACAAAGCGATTGCCTCGCTCGCGCTTGGTGGAATCAGTATGGAGGCCGGTGCCATTGCGACCGCTCTACTTGGGAACCAAGGCAATGCGGTCACAGTTAGACAGCCAGCCGCATACCGTCCCATCGTCTACGGAACCCGGCAGGTAGGCGGATCGATGATTTATCTGTCGACCACCGGGAGTCACCACGATCAATTCAACTTTGTCATTGTGCTCGCAGCGCATGAAGTAAATGCGATCCAGAGTCTGTACCTCGATGGTCGCAAGGTCTTCTGGGAGGTTGGCAGTAATGCGAATACAACTCGCAACGGTATCAACTTTGGAGGCCAAGCCAACAGCAATACGTATGTCGGCCCCGATGGCTCGCACTACAACTTCGGCGGTCTAGTCTTTTGCGAGGCTCGTTTCGGTGACCAGGTAGAAGGTGATGTCATCGCATCCTTGACAGCAAACGATCCAACCTGGGCCGCCTCGTCGAACGGATCGCCTTGGGTAGGTGGCTGCTGCTACGTCTACCTCAAGATCGAATACGACGCGAACATGTTCCCGCAACAGCCGCAGATTCGGTTTGTGGTTCAGGGAAAGAATGACATCCTCGACCCGCGTACCGGCACAACCGGTTTCACCGATAACTGGGCTCTATGCGTTGCTGACGTACTCCAGAATCCTATCTGGGGATTGGGAGCGGCGGCCTCCGAGATCAACACCGATCAGTTGATCGGTGCGGCTAACGTTTGCGACGAACAGATACCACTCGCGAACCCAGCCACCGAGGGTGGCGCGACGGAGTCACAGTGGACCTGTAATTGGACCGGAGACACCAGTTCTTCGCCGGGCGACATCCTCGCTCAGATGATGCCCGCCGCTGCGGGCCGGATATCGAGAGTCGGTGGACAGTATTACATTTGGCCAGCCTACTTCCAGGGACCTTCATTCACATTCGATCAGTCAGCACTGACCGGCACACCGCAACTATCGCCGAACAGGAGCATCCGCGACCTGTACAACCGCGTGAAGGGCACCTATGTGGCTCCGTGGTTTCCCTATTCGGTTGCTGGCAACCTATACGACTCGAACGGATTCTTTGACGGCTCAACTGCGAACCTTTTCAACCTCGCGTGGCAGCCTACGGATTATCCCTACTATGCGCAAGACGCATTGCACGGATTCACGTCCGATGCGTTCCTCGCTGAGGATGGCGGTCGCACTCTCTACAAGGACCTGAACCAGCAAGCGTGCATTTCGGTCGCGACTGCACAACGGGCGGCCAAGGTTGACTTGATGCGGAACCGCTTCCAGCAAACGGCCACGCTGCCGATGACGCTGGCTGCGTACCGGATGATGCCGACCGATGTCATGACCTTCACCTTCGCGGGCATCGGGTGGGACAACCAGATGCTCGAGGTCAATAAGGCTGGTTTGAGCGTGACTACACAGGACGGCACGCCTTCCTTGGGCACGTCCATTACGGTTAACCAGACCGATCCTTCGATCTACGAATGGTCAGTGACCGAGGAGCAGACGATCGATGATGTACCTGCGTTGACTCTGATTCCTCCGTACACTGTCGACCCTCCGACCAATCTTACCCTGAGCCATCAGAGCGTGAGCTTTGGACTCGGCGCATCGGGTTCCGGCATTCTCGTGTCCTGGACGCCATCAGACGATGCCTTCGTCGTTTCGACTGCGATTCAGTACATGGTGAGCGGCGGGACTACCTGGATCAGCGCTGGCTCTGTGCCGCAGACCAATACACAATCCGGTATCGCTCCACTGGGCAGCGGTACTTACAACGTCGAAATTTATGCGGTACGGGCGAATGGCGCTACATCCCCGACCGTCGAAGCTTCGATCACTTTCTAAAAATGGCTGGGTATACCGGCCCACGACTCCACCATTCGACTCCAAGGAACATACCCATGCCACCTGACATCGCCGAACTCATCCTCTCCGAAATTCGATCTCTCCGCGAACGATTCGACGAGTTCTCCATCTCCTCTGAAAACCGTATCTCGACGCTTGAGTCGCAGATGTACTCAGTTTTGGGTAATGGGCAACCAGGCCGACTGACAAAGGTCGAATCCGACGTGAAGCGTCTTGACCGATGGAAGTATTGGGTGCTCGGTTCTGGTGCTGGAATCAGCACGGTTGTCGCAGTGGTTTGGGAGTTGTTCAAGCAGACGCATTCGTAACAACGGAAAAACACATCACACGGCGCTGTCTCTTCGGGGATAGCGCCGTTTCTCTTTTCGCGGCATGCGTGTACGGAAACGGCTACTTAGCTGCCTTCTTTTCCGCTGCCCAACGTTTCTTTTGAGCATCAGCAATCCTCTTGCGAGCTTCAGGGCTCAAAGTCCGTTTCTTCTTCGCAGCGGCTAGTCCATTGCCTGTTCCATGGCCGAGTTTGGTGAGCTCTGACGACCTCGAACTACCGCCAATCAGGTTCCTTGCTTGCTGAAGCCGAGCGATTTCCTCATCGATCGCCGCAAGTATCTCTGTAGTTTGCATTAAATTCTCCTACCCCAAGAGTACCCCATGTCTAATCTCAAGATTGCTATAGACTTCGTTTTGAAGCAGGAAGATTCGCGCCTCCTCGGGAATATAACCACCATCCCCGGCGACCGTGGTGGCCCAACCCGCTTCGGACTCGCCTCCGCGTCTCATCCAGAATTAATTGCTCAGGGCTACTATGACCCGGCAAAGGTGAACCGTGATGCCGCGCTCGCTATTGCGGAGCAGGTATATGAGAAAACCTATGCGACTCCGATGCGGATCGCCGACATCAACGATCAGGCGCTGGCGACCGCCGTGCTGTCGTTAGGAGTAAACGCTTGGATCGTGAAGCCGATCAAGCTTCTGCAACAGGCCGTGACAAAGCTGGGCAAGCCTATCGTGGTTGACGGGCATGTTGGCCTGGTCACGCTTCAGGCGGTTAACGACCTGAATCCGACTCTGCTGCTCAATCAGTTCTGTGTAGAGGTGGGGCAGTATTACAGGGATCTCGTGGCCGCAATGCCCTCCGATCAGCGGTTTTTGAAGGGGTGGCTCAATCGTGTGGATGCGTGGCTTGGGGTCAACACCACAGACACAGCAAGGCCGTCTCTTCGAAGAGACGGCCTTGCTGCTGAGATGTCTAGGGAGACACATGACAGGCATGTCCGGTGCTTGCCTTAAGCTCCCTCTCCGACAACACACTCTCGACGTGCAGTGTGCTACTGTTTATTCGCAACCCGTAACAGTAGGTGTCTAGAGGACCAGAGTCCCCAAGGTATGTCTCCCCACCCACTGCCAGTAACATGCTGCTATCCCTCCAAGAAACCAGCGTCGGCAGATAGAACTGGACATGCTTACCTTTCCCCAGCCGTTCTGCCAGCGTCTCAGTGACCGTTTTGTCGAGGTCGTCTGAGGCGGGTTCGCTCGTCTGTGCAGGAGATCCTGGCACGGGAAAGAGCAGTAACCTGTTCGTCCCGCTCAAGGGCTGGTTGACTACAAGGACATGCTTGCTATCGGGACTCCAGAACACCTCCGCGCTCCGCTGAAGCGTAAAGAGCGGCCACGATTTCGACTCTCCACACTTGCGGATAGTGACAGGCGACCTGTTTTCATCCGCATCCAGAACGGGATGGACCTTTACCTCCCATACACGATCCGGAGAGCTAACCTTTGCTTCTTCGCTCCAGTGAAGATTCGCGTGCGTCCTGACAGGGCCAGAACACTGCGCCCGCGATGTCCCTGTTAACAGCAACGACAGAATGATAAGTATTAGATATTTCATCACTGAACCTTAGTAAAACCGGCTGGGCAACTTCCGCCAGACGCGGCTGGGAAGCTGATCGTTGTATTCATTGTTTGCCGCCCAAATTGCCTTCCGGCAGTCACAGTTGGGAAACGGTATAGGTCGAAGGCTACTCCTGGAGTATTTTGGATGTTTACATCCCCGTAATCAGAAACCGACAATGGACCAGTCGGCCCTCCGTACTGACTAATCAATCCCTGATTGCTTGGAGTGATGAAAATCTGAGTCCCATAAGTTCGGAGTTGGCGAGTGCTCAGTCCTAAAAAGCCATTCTGAACAGCTACCGTTCCAAAAGCGCCTCCTGGGATAGACCCTCCAACTTTGTCAGGAAAAATGGAATATAGTGCCCCGCTGTGGCCTGTATACTTCGCTTGATTTCCACCAACACCTGTAAACATTGCTGGCCCCGTGCAGGTAATCCTCCCTTTGCTTGGGGCTTGCAGAGTCACTTGAGAAACATAGTAGACGGTAGCATCGAGCCAAACCTGGCTTTGGTCTGCGCCTTAGACAGTGTCTTCACAATAGTGCCGTCATGTTCACGAACTATGAGGCTAATGAAGTCTTCAGGCGTTCCGCATGGCTCGTTTACCGTTGGCTGTACCAGCAAGAGAATCTGCCTACCATGGTCGGCCCAGCCAAAGCCCCATACATTAGGATCAGCGGCGGATGGATTACAGTGTGCCCTGCTACGGTAAAGGGAGACCGCTGCTCGCTCGATGGATGTATCTTCTTCAACCCTGTTATCGTTCAGCCTGAACAGACGAAAGGCGCTAGACATGCCGGAGCCGTCCCCATCGTTCAGAAAAAACGTGCCTGACCCAGGAGACCAAGAGATCATTGCGGGAGGTTCAAGCCTCGGAGCATCCCACTGGAACTGCTTTTGCTCGGACGTTGTCCAAAGCGACAGGGCTCCTTCATTACCGATCCGTAGAACAAAGCGTTCGCTTGGTGAACTGAACTTTTCAGGACAGTCCGCAACGATGTTGCGGAGTTCTGAGTTCCACGCCTTCGTGCCGGAGAGGGCACAGTTCTGTCCTTGCGCGGAAGAACAAACACACATCAGAATCATAGCGATGCAGAGAGCTATTGTGGGCATCTGACCCCCGCAGTATTGGCTGGAATGTACGTCGTAACCATGGCCGTTCTCGTTGAGGCAAACGCCTGTTTGAAAGACGGATAGTTATAGACATCGAAAGCGTTTCCCGGAGCATTGCGCACTGAGGCCGGCCCAATATTGTCGACTGGAAAGAATGGCCCTTGAGTCGGGATACCAGAAGGCACGGTAGTACCGCTCCAGTTCACCGTGAACGTCATTCCAAGGAATACGCTCCGGTTAGAGCCGTTTATACCTCCTACACCGAAGTTGCCTGGCTTAATGGCTACTCCGCCGTTAGGTATGCCGCCCCGAGGCGTTTGACTGATCGCGGTTGTACCGGGCGCTTGTCCTGGGGCGACACCCGTGATTTTGAATGGAACGGCAGGGCAGGTCGTCCCGTTGTTTGGGGCGGAAGGTCTCGTTCCACCACCGCTAGGCTGCTGAGAAGGGATACCTGGTCCGGGGGGCGGCGGGTCAGGCTCAGGGCCAGGGTCAGGATCACCACTAGACGGCGCGTCGACGCAGATGGTTCCATCGTCAGTGCCTGGCGGACAATCCACGACTTCCAACCCCGACGGATCAATGAAGGCGAGTGGATTGTTTAGCACATAGCTGTAGCGATTCATGCTTTGTGGGTTGGTGAAGTCGTAGCTTCCGCTGTAGGGATCGGGGGAGAGCCAGCGCCCTTGGGTCCCGGAGTACTGACGAAACTGGCTCAGATGTGTCAAGGCAAGGCTGTCGAGCATCATTCCGCCGAAATGGTAATAGTCCCAGCTTGCTCCATGGTCCGTGTAGCCGTCTCCAAAAGGAAGTGAATCGAACGTCGCCTCCACGCTGCCATTATAGGAGGTGGTCATCCGCGTCGTATTGACCCAGTCTTTATGTTCAAAATGCATTGCATTATCAGCGTAAGCCCCGATCTCAGTCCCTCCCCAATAGTACATACCCTCAATGAGTTGGTTCACATTAGGAGTCCAGGTCGTAGTTAACTGTCCAGACGGACTCCAATAAAACTCGATTGGGGTTGCGATGTTTGCAGGAAAATCAGCACGAGCGATATGCCCGAAAGCATCGCGGGTGTATGTCTCCGTTTGGCCATTGTCAATGGTCAAAACATTGCCATCTGCATCAAAGCTGTAAGAGTGAAATCCATCATAAGTCACGTTACCAGCCGCATCCGTCACGTAGCCACCGGTGTTGACGCGGTTCGTCGTTGAATCGAAGGAAATCTGAGGTTCGCCGCCGTTTCCTACTACCGTATTTTGTTGCCAACGGTTTCCATAGCGGTCGTATACTTCATTGAATTCATAGTTGGAGCCCACGTAGTTTGTCAGAGAGAGACGATTGAAGTCATCGTAGGTATAGACGCCATTTGCAGGAAGAACGGAGTCTGTCGAACTCTTCAATTGCTGCCCCTGCCAGGTCATGGTGAATCCATTCACCATGCTCGAAGCGGAACAAGCAGGTTGTGGATTATTGCCGGTGCACACCCATTTCCCGTTCAGGCGACCTAGCGAGTCGTAAGTGTTATAACCGGACAGTCCGTTACCAAGTAAAAAGCTGACCGGCCCAAATGGTCCGTTCGTAATCGATGACACAAGGTTTGGTGGGTGCGTTGCATCATTCAATGAACTGGTGATACTGCTGACCTCGTTCGCGACGGTGTAACTGGTCGTCAACGTCACGGCATTGTCATTGGTAGCTGTGAGGATATTGCCCAACCAGTCGTATGTATATATCTGCGCACGTACTGGCGCTTGAGCCGCCATGTAACCGGGGCCTGCTGTCCACTTATTCAATACTCGCCCCATTGCGTCATAGCTAAATGCATTTTGTGTCAGGCATCCATTTTGCGCAGAGTTCTCATGACAGGTCCACGCCATCCTGCCTGCCTGATTGCTCAATGGCACAACAACTCTTAAAGATGCGTTGGCAGGAACAGGCTCGAAGACGACTTGCGGAATGTCATATCCGTAGAAGATTGGTCCCTCATCGTCGCTATAGCTTTTCTCGGTAAGCCTTCCCATACTGTCGTACTGAAACGTGGTAGTTAGCAGTGTAGATGCGCTCGCTTGATTGGGGGCGGGGCGTGCCCGTGTGACTACGAGCCCTTGACTGTTGTAAGAGTAGCTGTACGTCGTGGTTCCTCTTTCCGGCTCCTGTGTCATGATTGTCCGTCCAAGCCAATCCGTCTGAAAGACGCGCGTCTGGACGCCTTGGGTCACGGTTGTTGTATGGTTGGGCAGACTATAGGAATACGACGTTAAAAAGCCAGTCCCTGGGATAGTGGCTCCGCAACTTACTGGCGAACCAGAATTGGGCATCGTGCTGTTTGCTGATATTTCGCAAACGCTGGTGGTTCGGCCAAGAGGGTCGAGTTGGTAGATGCGGCTGACGCCGTTTTCGTCCGTGGTCTTGACCGCGTTGGCGTTGTAGATGTAGCTCACTGCGGTGCCGTCACCATGTGTCACTTTGGTGACGCGGCCCAGTGCATCGTAGCTGTAAGTATCGCCTGCGCCAGAGCAGACCATCGGCATTCCCCACCCGGTTCCCGGATAGCGATAGGACTGAAAAGCTATTCTTCCGTCAGCGTCGTAACAGGCGTCTTGCTGATAGTACGGATTGGCACCTTGGCCATTAAGCAACGCAGCCCGGGTTATTCTTCCATATCCGTCCAGCAGTGGTTCGACACCCCCACGGACACTCGCGCTTTGGTAGTTGTATACCCCGATCTGGTTGATTGATTCGTGACTATAATAGGTCTCTCCCACCATGTTTCCACTGCTGTCAAGGTTAGTGACTTGCAGCGGGTCCAGCATTCCTGTGTAGCTATACCTCACCTGAGTTCCGTTTGGGTCAGTCGTACTACTGAGCAATCCTGTGTTCGGATCGTACTGCGCAGAAGTTGTCAGTGTCACGCCGCTGGAAGGTGTTGGCGGAGTCACGCTAGTCGTGAAAGTTCCCGTGCTGTCATGGCCGAAGGTGGTCATGCCCGTTGGTCCAGTGCTCGACAACAACGTTCCGGTTGTGTCATACGCGTTGGTGGTATTCAGCGTCGCACCGGACGAGTTGATCCACTGATGAACAGAGGTTACGTTCCCGCGTTGAGTTGAAACTGCGACAGGTGCTGGAGAACCGGAGAATGTAGTTGGTGCGGTCTCATCGTAGCCGTATGTCGTTTCTTGGTAATTACTCCCCTGTGAAGAGGCTATAACCGAGGCGACGCGGTAGAAGGGTATACCGTTGGGACCGGTGTAGGTATTGTAGTTATAGGTTGTAGTCGAACTCGCATTGCCGTCGGAGGACAACAATTCGGGACCAGTGTAGTTCTGAGTATCGACCGAAATAGCTGTGCCGTTCTGATAGCCTGTCGTCACGATCGAGGCAAATCCCGAATTCACATTACTGCTCGCGCAGTTCGTTGCGACGTTATAGCAGGTTGTCACCTCGGCGAGCGGGGTGCCGCTCGCTGCCCCGGCGTAAACAGCATGATCAAACTCGTAGAAATATCCAGCCGAGTTCACGAGAAAATTGGACGTAGTGGTGTTCCCGTAAGGGTCCGTTGAGGTGGTGCCTGATTGCGTGCTGCTGATTCCGGAACGTGTGTAGGTTGTAGCGCCATCTGATGTCGTTCGTGTCAGGGTGGGAATAGTTCCATCCGATTCGATGCCCGTGTTGTTGGTGCCGCCTGTATAGGCGTAACTGATTGTTCCTCCGGTGCGCAGCTTGATGCTGGCGATCCGGCCAGTGACGGCAGAGGGATTGCCGGGTGTCGGCTCGTAGGTAAACGAATAAGAGCTACCGTCTCCTGAATAAACGATGGAACTCACCAACGGGATGCTGGACTGGCTATATTCGGAAATACCATTGACCCCAAAAGCTGTTTGGACAGTGTAGCTTTCGTAATTCACCGTGACCGTTTGGCTATTTCCATTTGGGTCGGTGTACTTGTAAAGTACAGGGCTCGGCGCTGCTCCAGAAACGGTGAGCGCGGTCTTGCCCATCGTATCGGTAAATACGCCAGCGGATGATGCTGAAATTTGATTGCCGTTGGTGTCCGTATAGACGCCAGAGCCTGGGGAGATTTGTTCTTGATAGCCATTAAAGCTGGAGTAGACAGGCACAGAGAATTCAGCGCCAGACTTTGTGAAGATGGTGAAGCTGTTGTTCACGCGGTAAATCGAGAGCCCGGAATTGTCCGTCAGCGCATAGGTTCCGGTGCCGGTAGGACTGCCGGTGTTCCCGCAGGTATTGACGAAGGCAAACGGAATCGCATGGCTGTTGCCCTTGTTATCGTGATAAACGTAGTTGCTGTAGCTCGAAAGAAATTCATTAAGATGTGGCACTGATGGCGTGGTGCAAGATTGCAAGCTGACGCTGTATGTGAGGTAGCCCCATTCAGCATTTGTTGCATCTGTCCACCCCCACGCAGGGGCTGGCGTCCAGCCAGGAAGCCCAGATGATGATCGTGGGCTCCAAACAAGCCCGTCGTAGTTAAGGGCGTATACGAAATTCGTGCCACCTCGCCCAGGCTTGCTAAAGATCGGAATGGAAAAGTGAACGTTCAGATTGCCACGATTGATGGTGTCGAATCCCGGAGTGTCAAATGGGCCGAATTCATAAATCCCTGTGACCTGAGCATGAGCCACGCTGAAGAGTCCAAACGCGACAAGGCAGACGTAGAGCGCTTTCAAGAATCGCATGATCGTGTTCTCTCAGGAAGTTATTGATTGATCGAGGCAGTTGAGACAGTGATGTCCAATGAGAGAACACCGTTGAAATAACGCTGAATTCGGAAGGGAATATTCACACCGTTGACGGCCCGGTAGTCTGAGTAGGCGACCGAAACGGGGATATCGATGCAAGCGTTATCGTCGGGATGGGCTGCATACGAAAGCGTCGCTGGAAGAAAAGTTGAGGGGTCGAATTCCAGATCGTAGACTCCGATATGGGCCAGCAGTTGCGTCAGGTCGGCGCTCGCTGAGGTGGGAGATAGCATCACCCAGTGGAGAGGTAGCTTACTTCCGTTCGCGTTTGATGAAAGGCTGAAGGTGCCGCTAGCGGGTAGCTGTGCGCTGAAGAGCGCTATTTCAGGAAAGAACCAGGCAGGGGCAACGATGCAATTGTGCCCCGCAGTCGTATGAGACACGCCGTCGGGGCCGGACCAAGAACAAGTGTGACCGTTCGCGAATGTGTCTTGGCTCTCCGTCTTTTCGCCTGAAGCGAGTTGCATCTGAAGACTCGACGAGCCATCGGCTCGCGCCGTCAGCGTGATCGTGCCGTTCTCTTGACTGGAGCCGATATGGCTTTCTACTTGGCCGGTCAGCGCAATCGACGACACCGTGCTCCCCGCCGAGAAAGCCTGGTTCGCTTTCGAGAGAAGCTGCTGAAGGCTATTTGTTTGGGCGAAACTGATGGCAGGTGAAAGGACACATCCGAGGCACAAAAGAATAGCAAAACAAAGGCGCAGCTTTTTCGCACACACTTGCACTCGATCTCCAGGAGCAGTCTCTTTGGCTTGGGGGTGTGCCGCAGAAAACGCTTAAATTTGTGTATACCCTTGAGAATCGTAAGGCTCCGCCAAAACCCTTCGCGACATTCGAATAATTTGCGGATTGTTATGGAATATTCATAAAACAGCCCCGACGATGAGCCGGGGATGTTTGTCGTTATGTTGATTGCCGCACTTACCTACCAGCCAAACGCGCCGCTCGCCGTGACCGGACGCTCTGTATTTGCTCGGCCAGCGGAGCATCGCTGCTTGGCTTGCGGTCCTGGTACATGCGCCGTGTACTACTCAGGCCATTCTTCGTTCGGTCCCTATGAGCCCTGCTTTCGCGCAGACCAGCGATGCGCACACCGCCGCGCGTCCCGTCACGGTTACGCTTGCCGCCGGGGTTCGCCCTCAATACCCCGACTCCATCCTGAACTTCGAGCAGCCAGGGGGACGTGGTGTCCGGATTCGATGCGTATTCATCGGAAGTGAACCCATCCCGCACGAGCTGCCCGAGCATATCGCGTGATACGTGCAGCCGCCCGAGCACTCCGTCGATGTAGAGCTCCTTGACGTGATAGCGCTCCATGTCTGAGTAGAGCTGAGCGATGGTGTACCTCATTTCCGTCCTCCCAGCTGTCGACCAGCCCAAGGAGAGGTTGCAGTATCCGGAGTTGGATTCTTCTTAGCGAGAACGCGGTCCACGATCGGGAGCGCCCTCTCGATGAGAAGAAGCGAGATGATGTGATCGTCGGTCGCCGGGCTGACTGTGGAGTCGGGGCAGGGAGAGAGCTCGGCCTGCATCTGGCGCAGGCGGGCGCGGGCGATGCGGCGCTGGCTGCGGATCGTAGGCGGCGGGACTATCCGGGCGAGGGCGATCTCATTGGAAGGCTGGAGATGGCGGTCGACGATCGGAAGGATTCGATCAAAGAAGGGAATGTTTCCGACGCCGCCAGGCGAGGCGGTCTCTACTGA